CGATTTAGAAGTGATTGAAAGGGAGCGTTGGTAATATGCAAAAAATGACAATATACATCAGCGGTAGGATTACCGACTATGATGACTACGAGAAGACTTTTAACGAGGCAAAAATAAAACTCTTTGACGAGTATCCTGGGGCAGAGATTATTAATCCAGCTGAAATAGTATTGCCAGAGGTCTGCGATTGGGATGACTACATGGTGATATGCTTAAGGCTTTTAGGTAGAGCAACGCACATCTACATGCTGAACAATTGGGTGCACTCGAGAGGTGCTTGCACGGAGCACTTATACGCACTCAAGAATGGCATAGAGGTTTTATGGCCAGAGAGTTCGCCATACAGATAACAGATAGGAGCAGGTAATGGGTAATAGAACGAAAGCAATGAAATATATTGCAGATCACTATGGATACATGGGTCAGAAGGACATGCTGATAGAAGAATTGGCCGAACTCATACAAGCTCTTAACAAATTCGAGAGGTATGAGCACGAAAGCGGATTTCTTGCCAATCTGATTGAGGAAGTCGCTGACGTAGAGATCATGTTAACACAAGTCAAATATTTGCTAGGGATTAATGAGCGCGTAGAGCATGCAAAGTTTTTCAAAATCGATAGACAAATAAAGCGAATCGAGGAGGGAAGAACGGAGCGAGGTGATAGCCATGATAGACTACGAACAGATTAAGCAGCTTAAAGCATTGCGACGAGAAGCAGAGGGGTTAAAGTATTCTATCGACCATGCTAAGCCGGAAATAGTCACAGACTACTACAAAGACTACCGAACGGGAAAAGGAATCCCTAAATCGCTTATAGGAGTCGATTTTGACTGGAAAGATATATCAAGTAGGGAGAGGCGACTGAAACGCAAGCTAGACGAAATTAGCAAGCTAATTGAGGCTATAGAAAAAGAGATAGAAGCTATAGGCGACCCTGACATGAGGACAATACTTCGGATGTATTACATAGAGGAGCGTTCGCAGGAAGAAGTGGCAGATGTCATGCATTGCGACAGAACTACAGTATCTAAGAGATTGAAGAAACTTGCAACAAATGCAACAAAAAAGTGTGATATATTGTAACCAGTAAAAAGCTGATTCTTGTATCTTAAAACTTTCACACATTTCACGTTTTTGATGTGATATATTGTATTTAGCGAAAAGGGAATTGTGGCTTCCTCAAAAATTATTTCTCATATAATAACTCGCAGAAGGCGCTCAAGATTGGGCGTCTTTTGTGATATTTCCCAATATATTGTGGGTATATAGATATTAGGCTATGTGTAGGCCCATATGTAGTGACTTGTATTTGCCATTCATTGAATGGTAAAATAGTCTATACATAGCATTATGTTTTGATAGAGAGGAGGCCGACATGAAGAGAACAGTTTTTGATGTAGCAAATTGGTTTCTGTCAAAGGAAAGCATGACACCAAAGAAGTTACAAAAGCTAGTTTATTATGCGTATTCTTGGTACCTAACGCTTGTTAATGAAAGCAAGGACGATTTGACGGCTAAACTATTCACCTCGCGTCTCGAAGCATGGGTCCACGGCCCAGTTTTCCCAGAACTTTACCAAAAATATAAGGGATATAGTGGCGAAGCTATAGAACTATATGATGGAGTAATAGAAGAATTCAATGAGGATGCAAAAGATATTCTTGACCAGGTTTGGGAAGTGTATGGTGGATATACAGGCAATCAGCTGGAGAGCATTACTCACAGAGAGTCACCTTGGCTCAATGCAAGGGGTGGATGCAGCACATATGAGATATGCACTAACGAAATAAGTGATGCTGATATTTTTGATTGCTATATAGAGAGAGTATCCTAACGCCGTGTCAAAAAAGGGTAAGTCAAAAAAAAGAAAAGTTAATAACAGGGAAGACGGCAAGGCTAATGTAAAGAACCTTAACGAACCAAAGAATGAAGAAAAGGGACTAAAATTCGATTTTTCTTTTGAAGCCCTGTACTACTCAGTGAGATTGAGTAAAGGCAAATTCAATAATTACCTAAAGAGCGAAGGGGAATTTATCGATAAGTTTAGGCAGATAAGAAGCATAAATGCAAAGTTAAAAAACAAGGCGTTTAGCGAGGTCAAAAATGATCCAGGAGCCCATTTCCATGTAGTTAGCGGTGAAGAAAGAGATATCGTTACTAACTGTGTTGGTCACGCCTTATCCAATTTTGACGAATCATGCAATGTGTCGAATTTTATTGAGCAACTATTAGGTAACGAAACTATATATCAAATAGGACTCAATAAAGGCGTCAGAGTAATAGGGACATATAACGAGGAGACATTTAGGGTTTACCTAATCGATTACCATCACAGACTGTATTACAACCAAAGTAAAAATACGCATGGGGAAAAGGAACTGACCTTTTGTCCGATGAAAAGTGAATTAACCTAAAGACACTTCGAAAGAGGTGTCTTTTTTCATACTTACAAAACAGACGAAAAGAGAGGTGGTGAGGCTTGGCTGAAAAATATGAACTAGCAAAACAAGATTATATGAACGGCATGAAATACAAAGACATTGCCGAGAAATATGGCGTTAGTCTCAACACTGTCAAGTCGTGGAAGAAGAGATATAACTGGGAGCGAAAAGGGTGCACACAAAAAAAGAAAAAGGGTGCACACAAAAACTCGATTGCGCAACTCGGGAACAAAAATGCGACAGGAGCCCCAAAGGGGAACAAGCGAGCTGAGAAATTTGGGTTCTTCTCCAGATTCTTGCCAGAGGAAACTCTTGAGATTGTACATGCTGTTGACCAGGCAAGTCCACTCGATTTATTGTGGCACCAGATACAGCTTGCTTATGCTGCGATTATAAGAGCACAAAGGATTGCTTATGTTGAAGACCAAAGAGACAAGACAGTCGAGCAGGTCGAAGCCAAGGAAGGAGCTACGATAGGGTCTAAGTGGGAAGTGCAGCAGGCTTGGGATAAGCAAAATAACTTTCTCAAAGCACAAGCTAGAGCCCAGGGTGAATTAAGGAACCTGATTAAGCAATATGACGAGATGCTGCATAGGGATTGGGACCTTGCTACAGAGGAACAGAAGGTGCGAATTGCGAAGCTTAAAGCTGAGACGAGCAGAATAGGTGGAGATGATGAAGTTGAGTTCTTAGATGATATAGAGGGGGATGTATATGGCGATAATAAGGCGTAAGACAATCCCTTTTAATTTTTCCGAAAAACACAAGGAGTACATGAGGCGGTCGGCTGAGTGTATGTATAACATCGCAGAAGGAGCAATAAGAGCGGGTAAGACCGTAGACAATGTGTTTGCTTTTGCGCACGAACTCAAAACGGCTAAGGATAAATTGCATCTTGCTACTGGGTCTACTGTTGCAAATGCCAAGCTTAATATTGGCGATGCGAATGGCTTCGGGCTTGAGTATATCTTTCGTGGACAAAGCAGATGGGGCAAATATAAAGACAATGACGCATTGTTTATAAAAGGACCATCAACAGGTGGCAGACAGAAAGTTGTAATCTTTGCGGGCGGTGCGAAAGCAGATAGCTTTAAAAAGATTCGAGGCAATTCGTACGGAATGTGGATTGCTACAGAAATCAATTTGCATCACGATAACACTATCAAAGAGGCATTTAACCGTACTGCTGCAGCAAGTAAACGCAAATTCTTTTGGGACTTGAACCCAGATAATCCAAATGCAGATATTTACACTGAGTATATCGATAAATACTCAGAGAAAGCGGCAAGAGGGGAATTGCTTGGTGGATACAACTACCAGCACTTCACGATTGACGATAACATTAACATTTCGGAAGAGAGACGAGCCGAGATAAAGAGTCAGTATGATCAGACCTCGATTTGGTATAAAAGAGATATTCTCGGATTAAGGTGTATAGCCGAGGGGCTTATATACAGGAATTTTGCAGACAACCCTAAAAGGCATATTTGGACGGATTCAATTCCTCGAATCATGAATATCTACATCGGAGTCGACTTTGGTGGAACAGGCTCTGCACATTCTTTCGTGGCAACAGGGATTACATCCGATTACAAGAATGTGATTAGTTTGCTATCGAAAAGGATTCCGTGTACAGATGCTGAGATACCACCCACGATGTTGGAATCGATGTTTTGTGACTTTGTTCGTGAAGTCATTAACCGATATGGTACCGTTACAGACATATTTTGTGACAGCGCAGAACAAACACTTATTGCAGGTTTTAGACAGGCATTAAGGCAAAACGGACTTGGATGGATACGCATTCATAATGCACTGAAAGACGAGGTTAACAACAGAATCAACCTTACCGCTAGGCTGATGGCTCAAGGGCGGTTTTTTTATGTCGAAAATTTAAGCGAATCGTTGGTGCTAGCTTTGAGTACGTGCATCTGGGACCCAAAGGAAAAAACAAAGAACATAAGACTTGATGACGGAACTAGCGATATAGACTCACTAGATAGCTTTGAGTATACAATCGAGCGTTTCGCAAAGAGATTGATAGATTATTAGGAGGCAGTATATGTTTCACAGAATAATAGAGTGGATTAGAAAGGTTTTTAAAGAGCGTGCAGCACAAGGAGAGGTCCTTAGCACGATTATTTTAGATGACAATACAATCGATTGCATAGAATTGTGGTCTGCGATGTATGAAGACAAAGCACCCTGGATAAAGGATGATGTGACAAGCACA